GCGGTTTAAATGAGGTAAGAAACTTAGGAGCAACAAGTACAATATTAATAGTAACAGGAGGACTTAATTAATGAATATATTAGATGCAAGGATCTTACTTAAAAGATCGACAACAGCCGGAGTAACTCCAACAATACCGGCAAGTTCAACCCATACGGACGGGAGCTGGATTAATACCGACATTTATAGTGGTGAAGCTTTTTTAAATACCGTTGATCAAAGGATATTTGTTAGAACAGGCGCAAACATTAAAGAGATTCCATTTCAAAACTATTGGGTGGGTCAGTCAATAGGTGGAGGTGTTGTATTCCATGTTTATCGTGATTCCTCAAATGTGGAGCATGGGTTGATTTGTAGTATTGTAGAACAATCAACAGGGTCAGCTTATAGCAATATAGATAATGCGAGTATAGGAACTGCAAGAAGTTATGACGGGCAATACAACACAAACTTAATGAAAGCTCAAACCGGAGCAACTTCCGGAGCTTGGAAGTTTGCAGATGATTATAGTTATGGCGGTTTTACTGATTGGTATTTGCCAAGTATAGATGAGCTTAGTTTTTTATTTCAAAATAGATTTAATGTTAATAAGACTTTAGCGAGTATTGTAGGAGCTACACAAATTCCAACACAAAATAATTACTGGTCAAGCACTGAGGTAAATGGAATTAATACAATTGCTTTTCTTTTTGATTTAGAACAAGGATGGATAAAAACTTATGATAAATTTGAATCTCACAGGGTTCGAGCAATAAGACAATTTTAATGAATATAGATAATATCACAAGAACAAAGAGTTACCGAGATAATTTGAGCAAGTCAGATTTTGAACACATATACGCAGATATGTATTCAATTAATGGCAGCATTGTTACCGGTACTATTCCCTTTGTAAATTCGGCTGGTGTTGATAAGCCTTTATCTTTAACGATTGATAAAAAGATGCCATTTCAGAAAGCTAACGGCACAACTTCAAATTTAAGTTTAATTTTATGACATATATAACTCCTTTAAAAATGCTTTACGATGGCGGAGGCAACGCCATCAAGTTGAGTGAAGCGGAAGCATCAGACGTAATCCCTTCGCAATACATTGAAGCTGCTAACACATTGATCGGTTATACAGAGCTGACAAGTGCTGCAGCTGCTTTGGTATCCTTTACAGTAGGAACGGGAAGCTTAACGGCAATAAATTTAAATAGTGATACTATTCCAAGGTACGCGAAGATTTCCTTTGTTGCTCCTCAATACGGAAATGTATCAGTTGAGATGGAATTTGACATGATTATCTTTAACAGTTCAACTGTTTTATTTATCGGGCTTCACAATGCTTCAACTTCAACAACTTCACCAAATAAAGGATGTTATAGAATCAACGCCGATAATGATTCTGCCGGTACGACTTCCGGTATGAGTACATTTTACGCTCGATTTGTTTTAACGGGGTTAACTCCTGGTCAGACTTATCATTATTATTTTATGGCTGCTGCTAACTTTTCCGGATGTATAATTAGGGCAAGTAAACAACAGGCAACTTATGTAAGCGGTTCAGACCATCCGGCACCTTTGAGAATATTTGCATACGATTTAGGAAATATAACAGCAACAAGTAACCCAGCAAGCTAATGGCAGATAAAATAGTAAGTTTAGAATTTAACGTCAAGACTGCCGGAGCGGTAACCGAGATAAACAAAGTTACCAAAGCAACCGAGGGAGCAACTGTTGCATCTAATGAATATGAGAAGCAGTTAAATGACATAAAGAAAGCAACCGAGGGAGCCGGATTTAAGGACTTAAACAAGGCATTAAAACAGTATCAAGATTTAGCTTTGCAAGCCGGCACGAGTTCACCTATTGGAAGGCAAGCTTTAGCAGAAGCTGGGGAGTTAAAAGATAGGTTAAGTGATCTTAAAGCTGAAATCAGAAATACAGGTCAGGATGGTAGAGCTTTACAGGCATCCTTGCAGTTGGGTGGCGGTATAGTAGCTGGATTCGGTGCAGTTCAGGGCGTGATGGCTTTAGTTGGTAGTGAATCTGAAGACTTACAAAGGACTTTAGTAAAATTACAGGCAGTACAAGCCACCTTGGCAAGTGTTGAGGAGATCAGATCAGTTTTAGAAAAAGAATCCGCGCTAAGGATAACGGCGGTAACAATAGCAGAAAAAGGAAGGGCAGCAGCAACGGCTATAAGTACATTTGTAACCAACGCTTCAACATTAAGTTTAAAAGCGTTTAGGATTGCATTAATAGGAACGGGAATAGGTGCAATAGTTGTTTTGCTTGGATTTGCTGCCGAGAAAATGGGGTTATTTGGGGATTCAACAGATGACACAAATAAGAAACTTGAAGAGCAAAAGAAAAGACAAGAAGATTTAAACAAACAAGTTGATGATCAGATAAAGAAAACTTTAGAGTTAAGGAAAACAAGACAAGGAGGCTTAACAGATTTAAAAAATGAGCTTGATATATTAAAGGCTTCAGGTGCAACCAAAACAGAGTTATTCAAAGCTGAAAAAAAGATAATTGATCAACAGTTAGCCGATTTAAAAGTGGCTAAAGATGCAAGAGGTTTTTTAAACAAAGAGGAGTTAGAAGAACAAAGGCAGTTACAAGTTGATAGGCACATATTAAACCTAAATTATATTAGGGTAACAAAAGAGGCTAACGATGAAGCAAGGAAAAAGGAACGAGAAGCCAGATTAAAAGCTGAAAGTGATGAGGCGCAAAAAGTTTATGAAACAAGGGCAACGGCTTTATTAACATTACAACAGTTAGAAGATGAAACAAAGGCAGCTAAATTAAAAGCTTCACAAGATTTGGTAAATGCTGAAATGTTGTTGATTGAACAACAGATGGAAGCCGATAATTTATTGACTGAACAAAAGAAAAAGAACGCAGAAGAGCAAATAAAAATAGAGGAGTTAAAATATCAGATAGCAGAAAACACAACCAACGGTTTACTTTCTTTAGGTCAGATATTTATTAATGATTCCAAGAAATTAGAGAAATTCAATAAGGCAATGGCTTTAGTTCAGATAGGAATTGACACTGCACAGGCAATTTCAGCATTAACGAAAAATTCAGAGGCTAATCCATTGAACGCAGTAACAGGTGGTATTGCTGGTATTGCTCAATTTGCTTCCGGGATAGCGCGAATTTTGGCAAACATAGCTAAGGCAAAACAACTATTGACAAGTCCGAGTCCTTCCGTTGGTGGTATGGGTAACATGGGCGGTAATTCACCTTTATCAAATGCCTTGCCTAATCAAACAACTGCTCCACAAACGCCAGGAAGGGTTAGCAATTTAACAGGAAGCCAAACAACAACAGTAAAGGCAATAGTAGTAGAGTCCGACATTACAACAACACAAAAACGTATTAATTCAATCCAAGAAATAGCGAAAATATGAAACTACCAATATACAATTTAGAAATCAATGAAGACGATCAGGACACAGGGGTTAACTTTGTGGCTTTAGTAGACAGTCCGGCAATAGAACGCAATTGGGTTGCGTTCAACAAGCAGCAAAAGTTTATTGCAAACGAAGATAAACAGATAATATCAGGTGCGCTAATGGTTGCAGACTTACCGATTTACAGACAAGATGCCATTTTGGGCGAATATTACGCGGTGTTTACTGCCGAAACTATTGAGAAAATAGTAAATAAATTCTTTAAAACAGGCATGATTCACAACGTTAACCTTATGCATGATGCTTCACAAGTTGTTAATGGTGCGTACATGATCGAATCATACATAATCAACAGAGAAAAAGGAATCAATCCACCAAAAGGGTTCGAAGGAATTTCAGACGGGAGCTGGTTTGGTAGCTTTAAAGTAGAGAATGCAGAAATTTGGAAGCGAATTAAAGAAGGTGAGTTTAAAGGGTTCAGCATTGAGGGAGCATTTGACCATTTATTTTATGTAGACAAGGAGCAAAAAGCTATCAATGAAATCATTGATATTATTAAGGCAATAGAGTAAAATGGTACATTATTAACAATAAATATATTTTTAATTAAAAACGCGATATAACATGAACTTAAACGAAGCAATAGAAAAACTTAGCGGACTTGTTAGCAAGTTCAACGCTGAGCCAACAACCGAGACAAAAGAAACTTTTATAGATGCCAAATTAATGGATGGTACTATTATCCGTTATGAATCTTTAGAGGTTGGAATGCCTTTATTAGTTATAGATGAAGCTGGTAATGAACTTCCGGCTCCGGATGGTGAACACGAGTTAGAGGATGGAACTAAGGTAACTGTTGAGGCTGGAATCATAACAGAGGTAGCAAGCAAAGAAGAGGAAGCACCGGAAGAAGAAGAGGCACCGATTGAACAACCAATGGCAGCGGTTGAAACAGTAAGTAAAGAAGATTTTGAAACATTGAAAAATGAAGTTGCTGAATTGAAAACTAAGTTTGAAGAGTTCAGCACAATCAATGAAACTTTATCTGCTGATAACATAGCAATGAAAGAGATCGTTAAAGAGACTTTTTCAATAGTTGAAAAGTTGGCTAACGTTCCAACAGAGAATCCGGTTTCTGTAAGATCAAACAATCCATTTAAGAAAACAATATCAAGAGAACAAGAATTAGAAAACTTAATTAACAAATTTAAAAACAAATAAAATTATGGCTTTTTCAGTAGGCACGCTTGCAAATTATACAGACGAGCAAAGATTTCCTTTAATTAGAAAAGCGGTTTTATCAGCTAAAACTGCATCATTATTAACATTACAAGCTGGCGTTAAGTCTTCAGCTGCTATTAACATTCTTGAGTCTGACGCAGTTTTCCAAGCTGACGGTTGTGGATTCAATGCTTCCGGTACTACTGCTTTAACTCAAAGAGTTATTACAGTGGGTGCTATCAAAGTTCAAGAATCACTTTGTCCTAAAACTTTAGAGGCTAAGTATATTCAAACACAATTGGCTCCAGGATCAATGTATGATTCAATCCCTTTTGAACAACTTTACTCTGAAGAGAAAGCAGCTCAAATTGCTAAAGCTTTGGAAGTTGCTTTATGGCAAGGTGATTTGGCAAGCGGAAACGCTAACCTAAACAAATTTGATGGACTTTTAAAAGTTATCGATGGTTCATACGCTGCTGCTAACGTTAACGCTCAAAAAATAGTTGGAACTGTTGCTACAACTTCAGGATCTGCAACTGTAACCGGTACTTCAACTTTGTTTACTTCTCAAGTTGCTGCTGGTGATAAACTTGTTATCGGTGCAAACACTTACACTGTTTCTGTTGTAACTAACAACACTTCAATAACTTTAACTGCAAATGCTGCTGCATCTGTATCAGGTGTTATTGCAAAAGTTGTTAAGGCTGCATCTGATTTCTTTGCAACTCCGGTAACTGCAATTACTTCTTCAAATGTTGAGGCTATCATTGACGCGGTTTACAAAGCAATTCCTGTTGAGGTTTTAGATAAAGAAGATGTATTTATTGCTTGTGGTACTGATGTATTCAGACTTTACACAATAGCTTTAAAAAATGCTAACCTTTATCACTATGGTGTTGATGCGGTTAACTTTGAATTATTCATCCCTGGGACTAACATTAAACTTGTTGCTTTGAATGGTCTTAACGGAACTTCAAGAATCATTGCTGGCAGAAGATCTAACATGTTCATGGGAGTAGATTTGATGAATGAAGAAGAGCGTTTTGAAATTTTTTACGCACGTGAAAATGATGAGGTGCGTTTAATGTGCGCATTCAAGGCTGGAACTCAAGTTGCTTTCCCTTCTCAAATTGCAAATTTCGAATTAACTGCTTAATACTAACTTAAGAGGGGAGCTAAAAACTCCCTTTTTTTAAAACTATATAATTATGCCATGTGTATTGATATCCGGAAGGACTTTAGATTGTCGTGATTCAGTAGGAGGTATTAAAAGACTTTTAATCACTGAATTAGCGAATAAAGCTACATTAACAACAACTGCCGGAGCTATAAGTGCATTTACTTTAGCAACTGGAAAACAGTTTTGGTCTTATGAGCAAGTAAGAGAAACTTCCAACTTTTCAGAGGCAATGCTTGCATCTGTTGAGAATGGGACTTTAGCTTATGAAACAACTTTAACTGCCATCTTTAATAAAGGTGAAACCGCTACAAGAAACCAAATTAGATTATTAGCTCAAAATAGACTAATGATTATTGCTGAAGATCGTAACGGAAAATATTGGTTATTAGGTGAGGCAAACGGTGCTGAACTTACTGCCGGTACTTATGCTTCCGGAACTGCTATGGGGGATCGTAACGGATACGAACTTACTCTAGTTGCAAAAGAAGTCGAGCCTATAAAAGAGGTTGCAAGTGGATTGATTGCTGCATTATTAGCTCCAGCAGTTTAATAATACTTAACAATATTTTGAAGCCGTAACATCTAATAAGGTGTTACGGTTTTATTTTTGGTACAAAATGAATAAATTTATATTTATAAATAAAAACTATTATGAAAATCAAAGCAGAATATTTAGCTAAAGAGGTTTATTCAAAGATCTTGGATAAAATGATTTATGTTTCTTATGAAAATTTGGACTTACTTAAAAATTTGGATCTTAATTTTATTTTTGAAGAAGAGCCACAACCGAAGAAAAAATGAAAATAAAAGCAGAGTTTATCGGTAAAGATATGTTTAGCCAGGAGCTTAACAAGATCATTAAAATAAATGAGGAAAACATCGAGATATTTAAACAATATAAATATGATTTCCTTTTTGAAGTTGAAATCAAACCTAAAAAAGTTAAGCGTGATAAAGCTAATAAAGAATCAAAGTAACATTATTGTGTTGACATTAACAGAGAAATGTACTTTAAGCAATCCTTTGTTTTTGTTTAGGTTTATAAACGATGAATCAAAGGTCAGTTATACATTTATAGCTCAGGATACTTCATTACATACAGATAGGTATAACAGATTCACAATAACTGAAAAGTTAAATCCAACTTTGACACTTTCGGAAGTTTATTTGCCGTTAAATGGGTTTTATTCTTATGAAATATACGAGCAAACTTCACCAACAAATTTAAATTATACTTTAGCAACAGGAATAGTAGAGAAAGGCAAAGTTAAAGTAATAGGAACGGCAAGCAGTACGACTGCTTACGACAATCAAACTAAAGTTAATATTATTTATAATGGGTAGTAACATTTTATACGTTAAATTAAACGCTTACGAGATTCCCGAGTTCAAAGAGAATAAAGGTAAGGAGTGGATCAGTTACGGTGCGGACAATGACTTTCCGGCTTTATTGCTTGATATGTACGACAACGCTCCTAAACATAGGGCTATTGTAGACGGCAAAGCAGATTTAATTGCTGGTAAAGGATGGAATGTTAATAATAAGGCTTTAAGTGTATTAAACGCAGCTAAATTGATTGAGTTTACACAGTCAATAAATCCAAGTGAATCATTATACGAGTTAACAAAAAAGTTAAGCTTAGATCTTGAATTATTTGGAGGGTTTTATATTCAAGCAATATGGAATAATCTTAGAACTGACTTTGATCTTTACCACGTTGACTTTTCCAAAATAAGAACTAACAAAACACAAGATAAGTTTTTCTTTAGTAACGATTGGAAAGCTTATAATCAGTCACCTGATAAAACAGGGTTTAAAGAAATTGAAAAGTTTGATCCTGAGAAAAAGACTTCCGGTATATTTTATTACAAATCATACCGACCGAACCAAGGAGTTTACCCGTTACCAGGTTATGTGGCAGCACTAAAATATATTGAGATTGAGAAAGAAATTGCAAACTTTCACCTAAATAATATTAAAAATGGGTTTGTTGGCGGTACTCTTATTTCATTTAATAACGGGCAACCAACTTTAGAGGAGCAAAAAGAAATTGAAAAACAGATTAAAAATAAACATACAGGAACTGATAATGCCGGCGGTGTGGTGTTGGTATTCAGTGAGGGCAAAGATAAAGAGCCGAGTGTTATTCCTTTAAGGTCAAATGATTTCGACAAGGCTTTTGAGGTTTTAAATAAAACAGTTACACAAGAGATATTTACAGGACATAGAATCACAAGCGGTCAGTTATTTGGGATTGATGGGGAATCAGCATTCGCAAGAAATGTTATCCGCGATGCTTCGGAGTTTTTCCAAAATACTTATGTAACTCCAAAACAACAGACTTTAGAGGGTGTAATTAATGACTTTGCTAATCTATTAAATATTGACGGTAAGTTAAATATTATTCCTTTGGAAATTATAGGAGTTGATTATTCAGAGGCATTTATCCAGGCGGTTATACCTATCGAGTTATTAAGAAAGAAAGTAGCTGAAAGGCTTG